TCGAGCAGGTAGAACCAGAGCCCAAGCCGGAACCCGCCAAGGTGCCGGAAGAGGTAGAAGAGCCCGAACTTGATACCGAAGAATCCGGGGCTGAAGAAGGGGAAGAAGAGACCCCCAAGAAGAAGTCCGGCTCCCAGCGGTGGAAGGAAAAGGCCCAGCGCGAAGCAGAGGAAAAAGAATACTGGAAGAATCAGGCGCTCCAAGGGAAGACTGTAGAGCCTCCCCCGGCCAGCGCGGCACCCAAGGGTGGCCCCACTGTTGACCAGTTCGACAGCTACGAGGACTTCCAGAGGGCTACGATCCGATACGAGGCCCAGCAGATTCTCGCCTCAGAACGCGCGGCCCAAGGTTGGGAGCAGAAGGCACAATCGGCACGGGCTTAGTATGCCGACTTCGACGACGCCCTCCAGTCCGCACGGAATCCCTCTCCTGCCGTTGTCGATGCGCTGCAAGACTCGCCCATCGGCGCTGATATCGCGTATCACCTCGCCACCCATCCAGAAGAATTCAAGCGCATTAATTCGCTGTCTCCCGTCTCTACAGCCCGTGAGTTGGGGCTGTTGGAGGCTTCGCTTAAACCCAAACCTGAACCCAAGAAAGTAACCAAGGCCCCTCCCCCGATTACCCCCATCGTTGCGTCTGCGGCAGCTCCGGCCCCGTTGACCTACAAGGGGTTTGAGGACTTCTGAGGCGGTCTCCTTTGACTCATAACTAGAGCCCAGGAGTATCAAAATGACTGGAAATACTTACAACAATATCGCCAAGATCACGCACTCTGCGATGAAGGTCTTGCGAAACAACCTCGTTCTCATCCCCCGCGTCAACCGGACCTATGAACCCGAGTTTGGCTCCGGAATGGGCAAGATCGGCGACACCGTGAACGCCCGTATCCCTGGGTATGGCACGGTGACGCGGGGCAAGGTGGCCTCCCCTGCTGGCTACAACGACAGCTATATCCCTGTCACCGTGGCCCAGGTCAACGCCTCCCTCAAGTTCAGTTCCAAAGAACTGGCCTTGAACGTGGAAGAGGGCGGCGAGTTCGAGCGCAGCGTCCTTGGCCCTCAGATGGCCGCTCTGGTCAACCAGATGGAAGCTGACGGCTTCAACCTCTACAACCAGTTCAGCTCCAGTACCGGAACCCCCGGCACGAAGCCCACGGATCTCCAGTATTTCCTGGATGCCGGTGCCGCCATGGCGGAATTTGCGGCCCCTGTGGACGACGAAATCTATGCCTACCTGAGCCCCCGCGTTCAGTCCAGCATGGTCAACGGCCTCAAGGGCTTGTTCCAGGACTCCAGCGAGATTTCCAAGCAGTATAAGAAGGGCGTTATGGGCACGGCTGCGGGCATGAACTTCATGATGTCCCAGAACGTGCCTACGCACACTGTCGGCACGTTCTCCGGCACCCCTGCCATGAACGGAACGACCCTGGAAGGCGCTACCACCCTCGCCATCAACTCATGGGGAGGCGCGACTGACAGCCTGAAGAAGGGCGACGTTATCGCCATCGCTGGTGTTTACGCCGTCAACCCTGTGTCCAAACAGAGCACCGGCCAGCTCATGCAGTTCCGAGTAACCGCCGACTACGCCGCGACTTCCAACGCGATGGCCGCTCTCCCGATCAGCCCCGCGGTCTACACCGCGACCTCTGGCCCCCTTCAGAATGTGACGGCTCTCCCGCTCACCACGGCTGCTGTCACGATCTTCGGCGCGGCTGCGACCTACAGCGCCAAGGTTTCCCCTGCGAACCTGGTCATGCACCGAGATGCCATGGCCTTTGTCGCTGCTGACCTTCCCCAGACCACGAGTTCCGATCTCCAGCACCGCGTCCGGGACAAGGATTTGGGCCTTTCAATCCGCCTCTCTCGCTACTGGGACGGTATGAATGATGACCTCCTGTTCCGTCTTGACGTTCTCTACGGTTGGGCTGTCCTCCGGGACAAGTTCGGCTGCCGGGTCCAGGGCTAATCCATCCACTTAAAGGAGATAAAACATGGCTTCTACTCCCTATATCGTCACGGATACGTTCCTCCGGGCGGTGGATTTGGCCGCAGTTACTACGGTCAATCCTACGACTACCACCCCGTGGGGGTTCACCACCTCCACCCAGGCAGCCGCGCTGGTCACCCAGGTTAACGCAGTAGTCGCGTTGCTCCAGGGCCTCGGCTACACGGTGATCACCTAATGATCATACTGAGAAGCCTTGACGGATTGAAGCCCGCCAAGGCTTCTCATGTGTGCCTGTGTATGATTGTCAAAAATGAAAGCAAGGTCATCCGTCGCTGCCTCGAGTCTGTAATACCCATGATTAATTCGTGGTGCATTGTGGACACAGGCAGCACGGACGATACAAAAGAGATCATCATCAACACGCTCAGGGGCATCCCTGGGGAAATTTATGACCGTCCTTGGGTTGACTTCGCAACCAACCGCAACCAGTGCTTGAGACTAGCAAGGATGGGGCTTGCAACCCACTACCTTACAATCGATGCCGATGAATGGGTAGAGGGTGAACTCAATATCCCGGCCTGGTGCGAGGCTGGTAACGTCATGATCGACATTGGGGGCGGACGCCCATTGCCCAGGACCGTCCTTCTTAGTGCCATTCACAGCTGGGAATACAGGGGAAAACTCCACGAGTCCCCATTTCGAGACGGTCGCCCTGCGATGGGCAAGCTCATTGAGGGCCTGGTGTTTAAAACGGACAACTCCGGGGCGAGACACGAAGTTGAAGGATGGGCGGAGAATGACCTCCAGATCATGATCCAGGAAGTAGGGGCTAACCCGTCCAGTCAACGAATGGTCTACCTACTGGCTCGGATGCTCGATGCTCGTGGGCTTACCGACAAAGCGGACGGGTTCTTCAAGTTATGCCGTGAATACTGCGACATGATCGGGTTCAAAAGGAGCGAATATGTATCCTAAATGGCGACACCACCCTAAAAAGGAATCCATGATCGTCTGGGATCGAGGGGTAGAAGAGTCCCAGACCCCAGACGAGGACGGATGGCGGGATGACCGTATGTTTCCCGTACCTCTTCCGATTGAAGACCCGGAGACACCCAAGAATCCGGGACGCCCTAAGAAGGTGGATGCATGAGCACCGTTAGGGACATCATCACAGATGCGCTCCTGGAGATCGGCGTCATCGCTCCGGTCGATGCCATCGAGGCTGAGGATGCCGCATCTGGGCTGAGAATGATCAATCGCATGATATCGTCCTGGGCCAACGATGATCTGATGGTCTACACTGTGGACCGACAGGTTTTCAGCCTTGTTTCGGGCCAGCAGTTCTACACCATCGGAGTCGGCGGAGACTTCGTCACCACTTACCCCGTGCGACCTGGACAGATCGATATGGCATCAGTCCTTGTTTCGGGTGGGACCGTAGAGGTTCCGATCAGCATTCTCAACGATGAGCAATGGCGCGATACGACCGTCAAGCAGACGCCCAGCAGCTACCCGCTGGCCATGTGGTCTAACGGCAACTACCCGCTCAACTCTCTAGCATTCTGGCCGGTCCCGCAAGCGGTTAACTCCGTGGTTCTCTACCTCTGGGGTCAGATCTCCGCATTCCCGGATGTCAACGCAACAATTGCGCTGCCCCAGGGGTATGAGGACGCACTTGTTTACAACCTGGCGCTGCGCCTCGCCCCGGGATACGGGAAGGCAATCAATCCCATGACCGCAGAAATGGCCCGCAAGAGCATGGCTGTTATTCGCGGGATGAACTGGGAACCGACCTTCCGACGCGCGGAATCTTCACTGATGGGAACCCACAACAGCATCGGCAACCGTTCACGCGGTTATGTCATAGACTAGGAGAAGACCATGCCTCAAGCCCCATATGCGGCCACCGTCCCCAACGTGACCCAGTTCTCAGCCCCACTCCAAATCAATGGGACTGACCCTAATCTGGCCCCGGTGCTGACAAACCTGATGATTAATAGCTTCGACACGGAGAACGCATACATCCAGAACAACATTACGAACCTGTCCGATGGAACGGCTGCTTCTGCTGACTGGATCG